CCCCCACCCTCCGTGGGAGGTACACGAAGGTTGTCCGGCAGTATTGGTCGCCCAGCCTGCCGCATCCTGGAACGTACAGCATTAACTCTTGGGAGCGACGCAGATGAGTCCCGAAATGTTGACATCCAGCCTCGGATTTTTGCCGTATTTGGCAGGACCTGGCGCAGCCGTTGTCGCGCTTATGCTCCTGCTTGTGGGGCTCTATGCGCTTGTAGTGCGGCATATCATCCCCCTGGCTGCTGCTCTTGGCAAACGGCATCTGGACCAAATCGATACTCTGATTGGAAATCAGAAATCTGCCAACGACACGATCACCAAGGCTCTCCAATCGATTGACCGGCGCTTGGGGGTTATCGATGCCCGGCGAACCGTGTCACAGGACATCCCCCACTCCTATCCCCACTCCCCTGACCGCCTCACCTGAGCACCAAGGAGTGCCCCATGCCCACTTCCCGCAAGCCTGCACAGGGCAAGGCCAAGGTGAAAACCACCAAGGAAGGCAAGAAGGTCTCCTACGGGGAGGCCGGGGCGAAGGTCGCCCCTGGTACCTCCCGTGGGGACGCCTACTGCGCGAGGTCCATGGGCATCAAGCGGGAGCTTCCCGTCGATAAGGCCAATGACCCGGACACCCCCAACAACCTCTCCCGCAAGGCGTGGCGCTGTGTGGGGGAGAAGTCCAAGCGGAGCAAGAAGTGAGTCACGTCATACATACTCGGCTCGACGGGCAGCCCGGTGCGTTCTTCTCGTGGGCGGAACTCACCCGCACGGGCACCGGCTTGCCGAACGAGCCCATCCCCGAACACAGGCTGAACCTGCAAGTTCTCACGCAGGTGATTTTGGATCCATTGCGGGAACACCTCGGCAAGCCGGTTCGAGTGACCTCTGGTTACCGGACCCCCCAAGTCAACGCGCGCATTGGGGGGAGCAAGACCTCGGCGCACATGACGGGTGAAGCGGCCGACCTGAAGGTGGACGGCCTTGATGCACATGCGCTTGTTGAGGCCCTGTACCTCGTTGACCCGTCCGGAGGCTGGGACCAAGTCATCGCCTATGCCCCTGCACGGGGGGGCCACGTCCACGTCGGCATCAAGGCCGGGGCCTGGGCCCGCCACCGGGGACAGGTGCTGTGGGCTCCTGCTTCCGGTGGTTACGAGCCCTATAGGCGCCCCTAAGACTCCCCCGGCTTGTTATCGAGCGTGTCGAGGTCCGCACGCACGGAGTCCAGCTCCGCTCGGGTGGACTCAAGCTCGACCAGAAGTTTTTCCAGGCGGCGATGTTGAGCCCACAAGCGGACCTGTAGGCTCTCTGTCGCCGAGAGCAGGTCCATGGGGTCGTCGGGCAGCACCTCGCGAGGACCCCGGCCAATGGCCTTGAGGAGGAGCTGAAGGCCAAGGGGAGTGTTTTTATTGCCCATCATTAGGAACCTCCCTTCGGAGCTGCAAGACGAGTCCGGACACGCGATGCGACTTCACGGAGGTCCTGCAAGAGAACTTCGCTGCAAGGCGCCCGACGGCCGTTACGGCCGTCACGGCGGGGCTCGGCGCGGACCTCAAGCTGAGCCCGGTCCCTGCGGCAGGCCACCGCGACCTGCCCGGGGTACTCGTTCCCGCCGCCGTGGTTTGCGTGGAGGAAGACGGCCCAAACCACCGGGCCGGTGCCGTAGTTCTGCGAAGTCACCGGCCCGAAGTGGATGGCTCCGGCCTTCTGACCGGAGAGCTTCTTGAGAAGCTCAAGGGCTTGAGCTTGCATGGGTGGCTCCCGCCTTCCGTAGGAAGTGTAAGAGCGCGGGGGGGTCCGGCTCTTACACTAAGGGGGTCCTCATAGAAGAGCTATTGAGAGAGTTCGAGCATCAAGGCATCAATGTTTTGCCGGTGCTTCGCACGAGCCTTGCCCGCCGTGCTGCGAGCGTTCTTCGCCGCCCGTGCTGACTTACAGGTGGGGATACGGCCGTCCTCAATGCCCTCCGAGACGACCACCACGGTATCTACCGGGAGGACATGCCCCTCGACACCGAGGGGGTATTCACGCTCCACGACCTCTTGCCCCCCCAAGGCTTCGGCCACCACATCGTTGACCTTGCCCGGTCGCCAAGTGGTGAGGGACACACGCCGGGGGTCGGTCGAAGGGCGAGGGTCGGTCGAAGGGGTCGCACCACTTCCCTGTTCGCCCTCTTCGGGCTCTTGCTTGCCCGACCGCCCGAGCAGGAAGTTCTGCAAGGCGTAGACCGCCTTCTGCATGGCAGACGGCCCCGTGAGCATCTGTTGCCCACGAACGGGGACTTCACGCCATGCGGCCAAGTCCACCTCCGCGAACACGTCGCCCACCAAGGCATCCACCTCGTCGGCGGTCGCCGGGCGAACGTCGCCCCCGTGGGCCTCCAAGAGGTCATGCAGAGTGCCGCCTTCACGGGGCTCCGAGTTCGGCCCCCACACGCAAATCAGGTGGAACTCCGCCGGGGTCGGTGCGACCTTGGCCCACACGAACTCGGTGGTGGCTTCGAGGCGCCGAAGCGCCATAGCCATGCCGCTCGACCAAACCGAGTCCACAACCCGAATGGAGGCCACCCGGAGGCCAAAATCGTTACGAGAATATATAGAAGAAGATACCTTATATTCTCGTAACGATTTCTCAGAAGTGAGCCTTCCAAGGTAGTTTTTCAGCCATGCCTTCATGGCGGCTTGGAGGGCGTCCACCATGGTAGGCCCGCAGGAAGGGCAGCCGAAGTTCCAGCAACCCATCTTGTTGTGGCGCACGACCCCTTGGGTTCGGGGGCCGTTCACCAAGGCCGTCGTGAGCCACGGGGCACGGTTGCAGGCGAGGGTCCAGGTGGGCCGATAGCTGAACATGGCCTCGGTGGCCACGGCCTTCAGGTGCTCCTCGGCGTCAATGGGGGCCCATTCCTCAACCACCCCACCGAGCATGGCCTCAACCCCACGGTCCACGGCGGCTTGGTCCACGGCCTCATCCCCCTGCAACCGGCGAAGCTCTTGGACTGCACGGCCCCGGTCCTCGTTGTCTTCCCGGCGCAGCTCCCTCGGGTCGATGGCGATACCCCCACCGGGGACCGTGGGGGGCTCCACAGGGCCCGGGGGGCGGCCCTTGGCCGCGACCACGCCCTCGGGCGCGTACAGGCGAACCTTGGCGGCTCCACGGCAGTCTGCGTGGAAGCAGGCCATGGTGGAGGTGTACTTCGTGGACCGCACCAAGGTCTTGTTGCCGCACTCGGGGCAACGCTGGCGAGCACCCGACGCCGTGTTGATCCCGGCCCACTTCGGGTCCTTGAAGTCAATAGCTGCCCAAGCCTCCTCGCCCCCGCCTGCACGGCTGCCCTGCATCTCTTGCCACACGGCATGGGGGAGAACGTGCAGCGCCTTGAAGAACTTGTCGAAGGTCACCGCTTGCAGGGTGTCGGCCCCCGACAAGCACCCCTCCCACCGGTACACGGTCGGCATGATGCCGGGCTTGGCGTAGCGGGAGCCCGGCAGAATGGCGCAGGTCTTGGGTCCGCGCAGGTCCACGCAGGAGGCGGTCTTGCCGTCTACCTTGCGGAACTCACCCCACATGGGGGCATCTCCACTGGCGTAACCGCCCCGGTCCTCACACTTGAAGTAGAGTTGGAGCCCACGCCCGGTCTTGACCGCCGGAATGTAGAGAACGTGCAGGCGCAACTGAAGCCAGCGGAGCACGGCATCCACCTTCGCCTCGTCGTCTATGTCCACGACGCACAGCCTCCACCCAGGGCCGTCCAAGAGCATGCCGGCGCCGTCGCACCCGTCCTTGGCGAACAGGTTGAACCGGGCGAGGTCCGTATGGCACGGCTTCGCCCCCCATAGGTGGGCGTATTGCACGCCGGGGCACGGCTTCCGGTCAAGCAGGGGGACTACGGTTGCCCGGCCCTCGGCCCATTCAAGGGCTTCGTGGTAGCGTGTCGCACCGGTCACAGTTATAGTGGCCATAGGTGTCTCCCTATTGGTCATTGACGGCACCTTCAGCCCCACGTCGTTTGCAGCGGCGTGGGGTTTTTTTCGCACCTGCGTGGTGCGTCCACAGTATAGCCCCGGGAACAGGGCTGTTGTAGGCGTTTCTTCCTATCGAAGACCCGGACTTCGATAGGTTCGCCTTATGAAGCCCTCTCCCGGCCCCCCCGGCCCCGAGACTGACAACCTATGCCTATCGAGGCTCAGGTCTTCGATAGGTTCGCCTTATGATGCCCTTCCACCCTCCGGGCGGGGGGGGCTGTATGGGGTGTAACCGCGGGAACTCCGTGCCCGTCGTCGTTCTGGGCCGGTTACGGGGGTTACACACTTCTCGCGCTTAGGGCGGGGGTGTCCATATATACTCCGCCGTCCGCCCTGCCTCTCCACCTCGAATATAAATACCCCCCCGTAAGTCTTGAAGAAGTAGTAACCACTGTACCCGGCCGTAAGAGCTGCTCCAACCTACATTATCCAGGTAACGGCAGGGTTACCCCCCCCGCAACCAACAGCCCGAACAACGAGCCCCGGCCCCGAGACTGACAACCTATGCCTATCGAGGCTCAGGTCTTCGATAGGTTCGCCTTATGATGCCCTTCCACCCTCCGAGCGCCGGGGGCGGGTGCTCAGGAGGGAGGGCCGGTCGCGAATGGCGAGGACCACCGGCCCCGACCGACCGAGGCGGCCCCACGCGGTCGACTGCCGGACCCCCACCGCCCGTGCGGCCTCCGCCGAGTTCCATGTGTCGAGGTAGGCCGTCACGAGGTCGGGCCATGGACTCTCCCCCACCACTCGGGCCCGGTCCCACTTGCCCCCCGAGATGCGAGCGAAGTTTGCCACCACCGCGAGGTGCTCCTCGGCGCCGTCGAGCATGGCGACCCACCGGGGCTGTACGACCCCGAGCACGCGAGCGCACCACACCCCGTCTCCCGACCGACCACCCCGTCCGGCCCACTCGTCCGGCCTGCCCCCGTAGGCGAGGGTCAGTACCTCGCGGTCCTGCCGGGGCAGGAGGGTCACGGTTCGCCAGAAGACAGCATACCAGTCCTCGTCCACACGCCCTCTCGCCCTGCCCCTGGCTGCCTCACCAGGGAGTCCGAGGTAGGTGGGAGGGTCAAGGGTCAGGGGCCAAGCCGGGGCCGCCCGTAGGCCCACCACGGCCCAACCAAGGGGGTCTGCGCCCCCCCGGCCGAACCCCAACCGGCACCGGTCGGACTTCTCCTCCTGAGCGACTTCGCACCAATAAGCTTCGGTGTCCTCGGCGGTCCACACCATGCCCGTCTCTTGCTCCATGGGGCTACTACCCGATGGGTTGGGTAGTAGGAGCGCCAAGTACAAATCTCGTAAATCTCGTACTCGGCGCCGTGCCGTGCGCTATAATGACCCCCGAGGTAGTGCAAGATGAAGTGCCCCGCCTGTGGTGGCCCGACAACCGCAGTTCAAACAATTCCGGCCGAGCGCCGGAACGACAACCGGGTGTATCGGGTCCGTCGGTGCAAGGACATACTGTGCTCGACGCCATGCACCACGTTGGAGATATTCCATCACGACCTGAAGAAGGCCGATCAAGACCTGAAGGAGGCAGAGCAAGCCAGCCGCAGGCCCCGCCCTCAACCGGCCATCCCTATCGCCGCCCCGCCCCCGGCCATGTACGACCTCGAAGGCAACCTTGAGCGTGGCCTCGCCCCCGCCGTGGAGTATGTCATCGACGCTGTTCAGCCCGGCACTCACCCTGACAAGGTCAAGCTCGACGCCGCCAAGTGGCTCATTGAGGACCGCCGTCGGTGGCGTATTGCGACCGCCGAGCAGGCTGCTCGTGGAGGGACCGAAGTCCCAGCCGACCCCGCCCTCGCGCAGCTCACGAACATCCTGCGGCTGGTACCCGACCCCGAGGCGGTGGCGTGAGAAGCCCTGTTTGGACCCCGCCGGGCCTGCCCAAGACCATGTTGGCGCCGGTGCAGCGTCTCATTGGGGACCGGGGGCTGTTCTGTCAGCTCTTGCCCGTTACGCACAAGGGCACAAGCAAGCACACCAAGTTCTCGCCCCTGCCCGCGCAGAAGCTCGTGTGGGACGCCCTGGACCGGTCGAACCGCGTCATTGTGCTCAAGGCCCGGCAGATGGGAGTGTCCACGGCGGTTAGGGCGTGGCAGTTCCATCGGGTTTTTCAGAGCTTGGACCCGGTCAAGTTCGCCGTGTTGAGCTTCCACCAGCGCTCTGCCACCAACTTGCGGCGCCTGGACCGTGAGTGGCTCAAGGCCCTCCCCGATGCGTTCCGCCGTGAGCTGCGAGAAGACAGCGCGGCGGACACAATCTTCGACGACACCGGAGCCGGGCTGTCTGCGTTCACGACCGGCGGACGGGGCGGCACCCGAAGCTTCTCGTTCACCGGTGCCCACCTCTCCGAGTTCGCGTTCTATCAGAACCCCGACGAAGTGCTGGCGCAGGTCCTCGCGACCGTCGGTGACGGCCCCGTGGTGATTGAGAGCACCGTGAACGTGCCCGGCGATGCGTTCCACCGGCTCATTGAAGGCAGCCCCGAGAACGGCTGGGAGCTGCTGTTCCTGCCTTGGTTCACGCATCAGGAGTACAGGCACAGCACTCCACCGGACTTCAAGCGCACCTCCGAGGAGGAGCAGCTTACGAGTCTCTATGGGCTCGACGACCAGCAGCTCATGTGGCGCAGGACCCAGGTCCTGACCCTCGGCCCGCACAAGTTCGCCCGCGAGTTCCCCGCCTGTATCGACGACTGTTTTGTCGGACGGGAGGGAGGTTGGTTCGAGGAAGAGCTGCTGCGCAACATACATGTGGTGGAGCACCAGCTTCACGGCCACACGACCGGTCGCGAAATCGAGCGCCCCCAACCTAACGATAAGTACGTCATGGGCGTTGATGTCGGCGGGGGTGTCGGCGGGGACTACTCGGCTCTCGCAGTGGTGTCAGCGACTACGATGCAGCCGGTCTACGCCGAGCGAAACAACAAGCTCACCCCGCAAGCCTGGGCCCACCGGGTCGTGCAAGTGGCGGCCCGGTACAACAACGCGCTGGTCCTGACCGAGAGCAACAATCACGGGCACGCGCTCTTGCTTGAGCTTCAGAACTGCCACTACACGAACCTATGGCACTCCCCACAAGGCAAGCCGTGGGTCACCACCTTGCAGAGCAAGCTCGACGCCCTGAATACACTTCGGGAGAGCTTGCAGGTCGTTAGGGTCATGGACCGCGTGACTTGGCTTGAGCTGCGGGCGCTCACCGTCCCGGCCGGCAAGGTCGCCCCCGAGGCCCCCCTTGGAGGCTACGACGACAGTGCGATGGCCCTCGCATTGGCATATAGGTGTATGCGCGACGTGCCCCCCTCCTATCGCCACCAGCTTGGTGGTTCAGGTGGTAAAACAAGGGTCGACGATATGCTTGCGGCAAGCCGTGCGCGGCGTATTCGCAGCGCCGCCCTCCCCTTCTAAGCCCCCCCCTTCTAAGTTCAGGGAGACTCCCGAGCCCATGCTGACTCCACAACATGTCGCCGAAATTGTCGCCGGCCATGACCGCTACTTCAGCGACCGACGCGAGGAGCTGCGTGAGGCCCGCCGGCTCTACATGACCGACTTCTGGTCCCGTGAGCAAGGGGAGAGCCAAGCCGGTGGGCTTCGCACTGAGGTGCCCAAGGCATATGCCGTCGTCGAGAGCTACCTCGGCAGTCTCTATGCCAAGAACCCCGCCGTGTTTGTGCAGCCTGATGTGCGCGCACGGGGCAATGCAGAAGTGGCCGAGGCCACCGCCAACCTGTACTTGCTGAGCGTGCGCGAGCAGCTTGAGGACGCAACCCGCCTCGCATTGATCTACCCGTGCTCGTTCATCAAGCTGAGTCCGGTCCCGAGCGTGGACCCACTCAAGCGCGTGGCAGCGGCAGCGCTGCCCCCGTGGGAGGTCATTGTTGACGCCACGGCCTGCGCTTGGGAGCAACAGCGCTACGTAGGGCATGTCTACTTGATGCCCCTTCCAGAGGCGACCGAGCGCTACGGCAAGGCCGAGACGGACTTCACCCCGCGCAGTTACTCCAAGTGGCTCGACTCTACATGGTCGGCGAGCACCCGCGGGTGGGGCTCGGGGCCCACGGGGGGCAACACCAACACTGTGCCGGGAGTCGAGAAGTTCATCAGGGTGGTTGAAATCTACGACCTCCTCGCCGATAAGCTGCTTGTGTGGTCCGAGGACTACTCGGGCGGGCAGCAGTTCCTCTTCACGGGCGTCAAGGTTCAGGTCGGCGCCCTCCAGCCCACCCCCGAAGAGAAGGAAGAGCCCGAGCTTCAACACGAAACCAGTGGCATCCCCTACAAGAGCGCATCGGGCAGGCCCGTCGTGCCTATCCTCCCGCTCTACTTCTCTCGTGACCCCGACACCCCGCTCCGTGGATACAGCCTCATTAGCCGGAGCCGGGATCAGTTCAGAGAACTCAACCTCATGCGCTCCTACCAAGCGCAGGGCGTCCGCCGTATGGCTCGGCAGTGGATGGTCCGGGCGGGCTTCTTGAGCGAGGACGCTGCGGCCAAAATCACGCAGGGCATCGACGGCGAGATGATTGAGGTCGATGTTGCACCGGGCACCCCGCTCGATGGCAACATCACCCCCGTCCCGCAGGCGCCCATTCCCGGTGACATTGCAGCCTATGCTCTGACCGTGGACAACGACCTCAAGGACGCGGGCCTGCTTGCCCCCTTCACCCGTGGAGAAGTCACCAAGAGCACCGCCACCGAGCAACAGCTCCTTGCGGCCTACACGTCGAGCGAAATCGGGCGCATGGCCCGTATCCGAGACGGTGTCATCACCGGGGTCGCCAGCACCTACAACATCATGTTGAGCGTGGTCTTGGGTGACGAGGCCGAGCCCTTGGCCCTGCCAAACCCGGTCGGCCCGACATTCCTCTCGGCGGAGGACCTGACCGGGGACTTCTCGTATTGGGCAGTGGATGCGGGCACCACGCCGATGAGCGACCTTGCCCGGCAAGCGTCGCTTGAGAGGCTCGCCCCCCTGCTGCTTAGTCTCGGGGCTCCCAAGGAGGCCGTCTTGGCCGAGCTTGTGAGGGCCTACCAGTTGCCCGAAGCCTTCGCGAAGGCGGTCGAGCAAGCACAAGCACCCGCGAGCGGGCAAGAGCAACCCCCCTCTTCCTCCCCCCTGCCTTCAAGTATGCTTCCCATCACCGGAGTTTGACCATGCCCCTCACCATGCCTGACATGCCTGACATGCCCCAAGACCTTCGGGACGCTGCCGACGCCTCTGACGCTGAGGTCGAGGCCACCCTTGCGGGGCTTATCCCGCCCCCGGAGAAGCCCTACAACCCCAAGGTCGTGACCGCACTCGCCAACGCCGTTTCGGCCGTCGCGAAGGTCATGGGGGTCCGCCTGACTCCCGAGTCCTACACCGGGCCGGTCGAGGAGCTTGACCCGACCCTCGTGCGCTTCCTCGCCATGGCGGACGCCGCCGCCAAGGACTACGGCTCCCCTCTTCCGGTCGCCCTTGAGAACGTGAAGGGCGACCGTGAGTTGATTGTTTTGACGGTCTACCTTGACCGCCTCGCCAAGGACGCCGACTTCAAGGCGTTCCTGAACATGCCCATCCCCGAGGAGGAGGGCGAGGAGACCGAGGTCAAGGTCAAGCCCGGCAACCGCATGTCCGAAGCCAGCGAGGGCGGGAAGGAAGACTTCGACTTCGCCTCCCGCATGCGGTGACACAATGGCACTCTTCGGCGCCCTCACAAGCGTAGCCAACAAGCTTAAGCAAGCCTTCGGGGTCTCCAAGCCGGCGACGGTCATCCCCAAGGCTCGCGGGCAGTTCTATCGCACCTATGCGGGGGGCAACGAAGCCAACCTGACGGACGCCATTCAGCGCCGTCAGCCCGTGACGTTCTACTACGACGATAAGTGGCAAGAGGACGGTGTGCCCGGCAAGGCGGGGCAGCGCATCGGTAACCCTCATGCCATTTGGGTCGGCAGCAACGGCACCAAGTACCTCCACCTGTATGTGGACCCACAGTCAGCGTCGGCGACAGGAAGCCTGCCTGGCTGGCGCACGTTCATCCTGAGCAGGATACAGAACGTGTCGGTGCTTGAGCTTGGGTCCAGCTTCTTCGGACGCAAGGTCGAGTTTGTGCAGGCACCGGGCTTCAACCGAGCGTGGTACTCGCGTGTAGGCACGCCCGTAGTCCTCCTCAAGTAAACCCCCTCAAGTAAACCCCCTCAAGTAAACCCCGAGGTAACCACCATGGCCGAGCCCAATAGCACCGCTCCCTCCCCGTCCAATTCTGCACCGTCGGTCCCGTCCGTCGCACAGGCGGCCCTCGACGAGTACAACAGCCGCAACGCGGCAGCCGCCCCCGGCGCCCATGCAGAAGGCGGAGAGGAGGGGGCAGAAGCCCACGCAGGCGAGGGCGAGGGTGAGCCCCGGGTGCGCAAGCTCTCCTGGAACGACGCGCTCAAGCAGGTCCCCCCGGATGTCCGCGAGCTGATGAAGTCGATGCAGCGGGACTACACCCAGAAGACGCAGGAGCTGAGCACGCAGCGCAAGGAGTTTCTCCGCGAGCGGGAAGCCCTGCTCAAGGGTCAGCAAGCTCTGCCCAAGGAGCAGCCCGCCCTGCCCGAGTACGACCCCTTCAACGAGGCGTCTATCAACGCTCGCATTGAAGCCGAGGTCAACAAGCGGCTCAACATGGTCCTTGAGCCCATGAAGCGTGAATACGAGGTTATGGCGGCCGAGGAGAGCTACCAGAGCTTCCTGTCGAAGAACCCCGACTTCAAGACCGATAAGGCACTCCGGGCCGAGGTGCAGGCCCTGCTCGAAGCATCCCCCTCACTCGACCTTGAGACGGCCTACTACGCCGCCAAGGGCAAGCGCGGCCCTCTCGTGCAGCAGGCCGAGAGGGCCGCTGCACAGGCTCGACGCACTGCCGACCGTGAGGCCGCTACCCGTGGGACCGCCCTCCCTCGCAAGGGGTCCGGGCTGCCCGTGGCAGGTGACGTCAAGCGCATGTCGAACGCAGACATTCTCGCCATGGCCCGGGCTCTACAGCGCCGTTGAGAACCCCCGTGCCATGGCACGGGTTGGCAAAACGTCACATCCTTGCTATTATGTCTCAGCTTCGGGACAATATGCCACCCCCCACGGTCACCACGGGGCGCTGTTGTTCCTGAGAGCGTGGAACCCGGACTTCCGGACACTCCCTTGACCCCCCCTCAAGAAGCGTCAGAGGTTCGACTATGCGTTCCATTCTCTCGTCCACGCTGCCCCTCCTGCGTGACAAGCTCATCGACAACTCCTTCGTGAGCCATCCCCTGTTCCGGGCCATTGAAGCCTCGGGCAACCTCGTGAAGATTTCGGGCGGCTCTCGTATCGAGCAGCCGGTCATCTTCGGCGAGCACTCCAGCCTCAGCGTGCTGAGCAACGGCTTCGAGCCGGTGTCCATGGCCGTGACCGACCCCTTCTACACGGCCAACTTCGAGTGGGCCAACTTCACTCAGCCAATCGTGTTGAGCGCAGTGGAGAAGGCCGCCAATAAGGGCGACGACGCCATCGTCAACATCCTTGAGGGCAAGATGAAGAACGTCCTCCTCGGGATGAAGAAGGCGGTGAACCAGCAGGTCATGGTTGGCACCGGGGCGGTGTCCACCCTCCAGACCCTCAACGGCAACGGCACCAGCACCTCTGCCCCCGTCACCACGGGTTGGTTCGAGGCCCTGGCGAGCACCGCGCAGACCAACACGGTCGGCGGCCTCTCCAAGACCACATACCGCAGCAAGAACTGGTTCAACCAGTGGTATGACAGCGCCGGCAGCTTCGCTCTCAGCCACCTCGATGAGCTGTTCATCAACTGCCAGACCTACCACCCCGCCGGGAAGACCCCCGACATCATCCTGATGTCCCCGAAGTGCTTCGGTGCCTTCCAGGCGCTTCAGCAGTCCTCGGTGCAGTACGTGAGTGCTTCCGACCGTGAGTCCCTGGACCGGGACATGGTGGCCATGTGGCGCGGCGCGAAGATTTACGTGGACCCCAACCTCGGCTTCACCTCGGCTGGTGGGGCGCCCGTGTCGGCCTACGTGCTGAGCAGCGACCTGTTCCAGCTCTACACCGACACCGACGGTTGGTTCCACGTGAGCGACCTGATGCCCGTCCCCGGCACCGCGACCGAGGCGGCCATGGTGTTCTGCCGCATGCAGCTCGTGACCGGTCACCTCGCGAGCCACGGCATCCTGACCGACGCCGAGGCTTGATGCAGCCTACGGGCTGCTGACCCTTCAAGTCACCTTCTCCCCCCTCTTCAATTGGAGCCTTCAACATGGCTACCTCGAACCTCATTCAGTACCTCTCGGCCGGTGAAGCCGCCAACACGAGCAACCGCCGGGTGGTGGAGACGTACCTCACCGCTGGCGCGGTCGCGCTCGGTGACTGGTGCGCGCTCGACACCAGTCAGACCGGAGCGGACAAGGCCCTCTACGTGACCCCCACGCCGGCTACCGCCGGCCGGGGCAACGTGGTTGGTGTCGCCATCGAAGCCATCACCGGGACGGCCTCTGCGCCCGCCCAGGTGAAGGTGTGCATCGCCGGCTACGTGGCTGCGGCGAAGGTCGCTGCCGGTACCGCGCAGCATGCCTCCCTGACCACCTCCGCCACCCTCGGAACCGCCGTGACCTACGCCACCGGCACGCATACCGCCACCGGCCCGGCAGGCGTTGCCCTGACCGCCGAGGCGGCCGGCTTCTCCGAGTGCTTCGTGTACGGGCGCTTCTGCTGAAACCCCCTTCCCGAGGGGGCGGCCCACAGGTCGCCCCCTCGGGCCTCTCCCGGCCCTTCGTTCTCGTTCGGCTTCAGATAGCTGACCTGCCTCGGGGCTCCGGGGGGTCCGTACGAGGACGAAGGGCCTCTCTCGTCCCCCCTCTGAAGTGAGGTTGTAGACCCCAATGAACCTCGGCAACCTCATTGACTTCGTCGGCAACCTCCTCGACTACGACCCGACAAACGACACCTATCGGGAGCAGCTTGTCTCCCTGCTGAACGACGCGCAGACCCGGTGCTTGACCGACCGCCCGTGGGACTTCGCAACCCGCGACCGCAAGCTCAACGTCTACACCGACGCCTCCGTGAGTGTGGGTGTGACCAATGGCAGTGGGTTGGTCACCGGTGGGCCCTTCCCCGTGAGCACCACCAATGTGCGGCCCGGTTCCTCCTATGAGTTGGGCATCTTGCGCGTGACAGACAGCGCAAGTGTGACCGCGGACTATCGCGTCATGTACGTGTCCACGGGCAACCAGCTCTTCTTGGACCGGGACTTCACGGGTGTAACGGGGGCCTATACGGCCACCTTGTTCAGGCGTGAGGTCTACCTACCCTCGGACTGCGCCCAAGTGCAGAACGTGGCTGACCCGGCCGTTGGTGTGCCTGCCAAGCTGCTGGCCCTAAGCAAGTGGGAACGCGAAGACGCGAACCTCGACCCCGCGCAGCTCGGCACCCTTGAAGCCTACTTGCCCTCCGAAGGGCTCAGGGTCCAAGCCCCGACCACTCCCCGCGGTGTGCAAGTCGTGGCTGCCGCTCCGGGGCAAGGCATCCGCACTATCAAGCTCTACATGGTCAATGTGCTTGGTCCCGCGAGCCCTCCCTTCCCCGTCTATCCCCGGGATGTGAGCGACGGCTTCGAGAGCGCGTTCAGCAAGCCCGAGACCTACACGCTCTCGGACACCGAGACTCTGCGCATGACCCCGGAGACAATCCCTAACAAGACTGGTTTTTATCGGCGCTACTACTTCACCTGCCCCGAGGCGAACATCCTCGCGCCCGTTCGGGTGAGGGACGCCTTAATCAACAACCTCACGGTGACGGGCGTAGATACCGTCCCGCCTCCGGGGGGTATCACCCTTGCACCGAACCTTGCGCTGAGCCACTTGAGCGGGCAGAGCTTCCAGGCGACCAGCATCCGCTATCAGTTCGACCAGAGCGCGGTGTATCAGTCCGTGCAGCTCTATCCCCATCCGTCGGAGGACCAGGAGCTTGACTGCCGCATGGTCATTTCGCCGTCACGGATGTTGGAGGACCAAGACGCCCCTCTCATTCCTGCGGCGTATGCACAGCTCATTGCATATGCCGCGCTTGAGTCCCTGACCCTCAAGGTGGACAACGCTGCATTGTCGCAGGTCTACGCCCGCAAGAAGGACGTGCTCTACAAGGGCATGGAGCAGACCTACTTGAAGGTCGTCCCTCGGCGCCTTGTGAAGGGCGAGCCTACTTCGGGCTTCCGCTTCGGCTCCAACCCCTTCGGCCCCTTGCGGCTCATCCCCTAAGCCACAAGAGAGGAGACACGCCATGCAGGGCACCGTCTTCCAAACACCCCTTGCCGGGGGCCTTGAAACCCGCCAACCGCAGAACCCGCAGAATGCGGGCCGGGTGGAAAACTGGAGCACTGACAAGAACACCGGGGGCTGGACTTCCATGCTCGGCTACGAGCCGTTCAGGCCGGGCCAAACTACTTGGGACCCCTTCGGGACATGCGGGCCGGTCTACTCGCTGCATGTCGCTCAGCACCTTGCAGGCGGCGCCCGTCAGCATGTTCTCTTCGAGGAGGGGGGCAACCTCCACCTGCTCTATGACTCGACCGGAACACCCGTTCTGCGCACCCTCGCCACGGGGCGCCATGTCCCGACCGCCATGGAGCCAGGCTCTTGGTACACCGACACCGGCTATGGCACGGTCGTGACCAACGGGGTGGACCGACCCGTGCTCGTCAGGCCGTGGCCGCTCTCGGGCCTCTCTGATAGCGCGAACACCATTTCGCAGTGCATCCGCCCCTTCGGCTTCGACGGGCTCCCGGCACCCCCGGACCCGCACAACGTCAAGCCCGTTCCCCCGCCCCCTTACCCGCCGAACATCCCCATCCCCGGAGGCGGTGCTACGACGTTGTGGTGCCCCGCTGACGGGAACGCGGTCCCCGACGGGGGTCGGTGGGGCCTGGGCTTCGCGAACAACGTGGGCGGGAACGACGGAGACAAGTCGGCCATCTTCGGTTGGGCCGTGAGTTTTATTAGCGACACCGGGAGCGAAGGGCCAACATCCACCCTTGCAAGTGTGCGGTGGGCCCTTCAAGCCGACGCCGAGGGGTTCCGCCATGCCTGCTGCGTGGACCTCCCGCTCGGCCCCAAGGGCACGGTCGCACGCAAGGTCTACCGCACGACCAACTACTCGGACGACTACAGCTTCCCGGGAGACACGACCCTCTACTTCATTGATGTGGTGCGCAACAACGTAGAGACCACGTTCTTCGACGCGGTGGCCACGGCGAACCTGGGGCAGCCGAGCCCTGAGATTGCGACCGGTCCCCTACCAGCTCCAAGAGCCCGGTTTTCTGCCCTGTACAACGGCTGCTTGTTCCTCGACGGCGGAGTCGACGATAGCCGCACCCTCTACTACAGCGCCGCCGGCCTTATCGAGCAGTTTGCCGCCGACGCATACATTGAGCTGGCTTCCACCGGGGGCGGAGTCACCGCGCTCTATGCGAGCTACACGGCCCTGCTTGTCTTCCGTGAGAACGGCATTGATGTGGTGCAAGGGGACTACGCTTCGGGCTTCACGGTCACCACCGTGAGCAACAACGTGACCTGCCGGGCCCCACACAGCATCAAGACGGTCCCGGGCTTGGGCGTCGTGTTCCTCGCGAATGACGGGGTGTACGCGGTCACGGGCGGCCTCGTGGGCGGTGCCAACACCGAGGTCTTGAACCTGACGGCGAACCTCGACGCGGTTCTCACAAGGGTGACGGCCGACTGCCATGCCAAGGCAGTCGGTGTCTATTCGGAGAAGCTCCGGGAGTACCAGCTCCACGTCCCGGTGGACGGCAATGACCGGCCCAACATGGGGCTGGTCCTACACCTTGATCGCCTGTTGAACCCGGGCGGGGCCGCTCCTCTAAGCCCGTGGTCGACCCGTGTTGGTTTCCCCGTGGGGGGTGCAAGCACCTTCTTCGACGGCACGGTGCTCTTCGGCCACAACACCGGCAGTCAGGACGCAACCACGAACTCGCAGCGTGGGTTGTTCGTCATGTCGGGCAAGAGGGCCGCGGGCAAGGTGCCGTCCAACAACACGCTTGTCTATGCAGCCCTACCTGCAAGCGTCTACCGGAGCGCTTGGTGCAGCTTCGGTGACCCCCAAGTGCAGAAACAAGTGACCTATGTGACCTTGTGGTTGTCTACCACCGGGAACATCCCCGTGACCGTGCGGCACTACAAGGACTTCAGCCTGACGCCCGTGGAAGAGCGCACCTACTATGCGCAGCCTCCTGATGCCCCGCGCCTGCCCGTGCTCGACAAGGCGGTCATTGGGAGCACGGGCACCACCTACTCGGACGAGCGGTTGGTCCCGCTGCGTGTCAGCGTGGCTCACATGAGCGCCGCTTGGTTCTGTTTCGAGCTTGAGACAACCGGTGTCCTCACCCTCGTGGGCTATGAATATGAGTTCGCGACCAAGGGCACCAAGGTCGTTGCGGGGGTGCGCGCGTGAAGCACTGGACCGAGCGGGAAGCCGCAACAAACACGACCGTCTCGCCAGACCTCCTCAACAAGGAGCTTCAAGCGAGTCAGTCAAGCATGACCACGCTAAGTCGGGAGCAGCTTCCAAGTGCGGTGTTGGACCCCACCCGCATGGAGGACCATGCACTCCATAGGGTGTGGACCTCTTCGCGGTGGCCGACCGCCACGGAAGGCCAGCAGGACGCCGACGCGGACCCCGACGTAGAGGGCCGGACGTGGCGCGCTTCGACTATTCAGGTACACGCCGGAGGCTGGACCGACGTTGGCGCCACGCCCATTACCTTGACGGGGTTCAAGGGAGGGAGCCTCTACTTCGAGTATGGGTGCAACGTCTACGCCAACAACATGTTCGCCAAGGGCGTCAACGACGGTGCCCCTGGGTCGCCGGGGTTCATGCGCATGCGCGTCCTCGTGAATGGCGTGCCCCTCGTTGAGCGCCGGGGCAAGAGCTTCGTTGGCCGGCAACGGGTGTTCGGCTCCGGGGTGTTCATGGCCGGGGACTTGACCGTGCAGGTGCAGTTCCGCTTGACTGAACCCTCGGGGGACGGCAACTCGAACTCCAATGCCGCACCGCCCAACAACAACATTGTCTTCGGGCACGTCTATAGCGGGAGATACCTCGCCGTAGGCAGGTGGAGGTAGCCCATGTCTCGTATCACCACCCCCCCGGCGCAGGACGGGCAAGCCCTCACAGCCGCCGACTTAAACTCCCGCTTCACGGCGTTCTCCCAAGCCGGAGCTGTGAACGGGTTCAACACACGAGACGGTGCCTTCGACCTGCCGCAGTTCAGCTCGACGCCGTTTATGGCGCCTCTCATGGCGACCGGAGTTATTGGGCGGGACGACTGGAAGCACACGGCCTACAACACGGACGCCGCCCCGGCGGCCGGTCCTGCTTCGCCCTTCTTGGTGCGGGACGCCGCAGGAACTGCAACCCCGCTGGCTCTCGGAGGAGCCAGCGGCTGGACCATGACCACCGAGCAGGTGCTTCGGGTCTATTGGGACCTGAGCGTCCGCCCCCGCTATACGCCGGGCACGACTCCGTGGCTTACAGTCGGCTCGCTTGGTTTCTGGGATGTGGGTTCGGGGGCCGCAACCCTCGTGGGGTCTGGTATGTCTTGTTGGGCGTTCTGGCTGCAATGGGACCTGACCAGCAGCGCCCTTGTGAACTGGGTCGATGTGCCGCAACAGTCGTCCTTCAACGACGCGGTCGGGGGCCTTCTCGGTGCTTCGCTTGGCAACACCATGGGCACTACCGTGGTTCCGCCATGGTTTGACGTAACCAGAGGGCTCGACAATGGGAACTTCTCCTCGACCTCTGACTACGCCGTCGGGTGGACCGGCATTTCCGGGGACTGGAGCTTCCAGCCCGTGATGAACACCACCGTCTACGGGCTAAGGGTCGTGTTCACCGGAACCCTCCATGCGTGGAACACAGGCGGGGTCAACTACCTTGTCCGTGACGACGCATGCAACGCCACCGGCGATGTGTTTATCGACCACAACGGGGGCCGGCTTGGTGCTATGGTTATGCGTGACCGCTGACCACCCACCGGCCCCTCCATTCTCCCCACACTGATTGTAGCAGGCATCATGGCCTACACCCCACCGACCACCTTCACCACCAACACCGTGCTCACGTCCTCGGCGCTTGAGGGGAACATGGAGGCGTTGCGGGTCTACCTGCATGAGGGCATTGTTGTGGGGGACCTTGAGGCGGCGAAGTGGGTCCAAACCCGGCATGTCCAGCCCCCGGACTACCTGCCCTATGCCGGGCTCAATCATGGCGTCACGGGCTACCAAGGCGGTCAGAACGCTGGCGGCGCCAACGTCCGACTGAGCTTCGCGACCAAGTTCCTGACGGGGAATGGGCGCACGGGGAGCAACAGCTTCGTGAACGTCCCCAACAGCAGCTTCGCCCTTGATATCCGTAGGCCCGCCAAGCTCCTCTTCCACTATTGGTGGGAGTGGGAGGTCGGCCGGGACAGCTCGACCCCCGCGTACCAACCGGCTGCCGACGAGCGCTTGGTGTGGTTCGCCCCGTGGGTCGGCGACATCACGAACGCATACGACCTGTACCGAGCGGCTGCGCAGGAAACCCGGAACGCCGCAGTCGGGATAGGTAACACCTACCCCATTGGCCTCGCAGACCCCCCATCTCAAACCGGGGGCTATGATGCCAAGCAAGGCACCCTCATGCTCGACTACAATGTGGTCGGCGTTCTCAAGTTTGGGCTGGCTTCGCACTCGCAGGTTGATCGCGTTGGTGTGGTCAATTGGGGTGTGGCCGCCGAAGTCTTCTACTTGTAGCCGGAGGCACCTATGGACCCCATTACACTGGCCCTCCTCGGAGGGGGACTCGCCAAGGCCGGGGCGGGCATTGCCTCGGGCATCGGGACAGCGCGTGCCGCCAAGAAGCAGTTCTTGACCCCCGCGGAGGAGCAAGAGCTTGCAGAGCTTGAGGCCCGCAAGCGTGCGGGCACCCTTGGCCTCACCGAGGGTGACAGAGGCCGGCTTGAGCAGCAGTTCTTGGCGGAACAGGCCGGGGCCCAACGGGAGCTTGAGGCCACGGCCCTGCAACAGGCCGCTGCCCGTGGCTTGCAGAGCGGTGTCTCCGGAAGGGAACTGTTCCTTCAGGAGCAGGCACAAGCCTCGGCTGAGCGGGGCATGCGCCAACAGCAGAACCTCGCGCTGCTTGAGGTCGACCGCTCGCAGCGCGAAGCAGAGCTGGCCCGTATCGACGCCATGCGGGCCCAACAGAAGGGTGCCGAGGCCCAGCGTGCTGCGGGCATTGCCCAAGCCGTATCCCTCGGGCTCGCCGGAGCTGGCGATGTAGCCCTGCAAGCCGCCTCCATGAGGCAGCAGGCCAAGCTGAACGAGCTTGAAGCAGCCGCCCGTGCAGAGACGGACCAGTCCCTCCTCAACAGGCTCTTGGCCTACCCGGGTGGGGTCACGGGTGGTGGCATCGTGCCCCCCGTGACCCGCCCCCCTACCGTCCGTTACGAGAATATATAGAAGAAGATACCTTATATTCTCGTAACGATTTCTCAGAAGTGAGCCTTCTAAGATAGTTTTTGAGCCCTCCCCGACTCTTGGCCCCACCATGCGAGAGGTCCACCACATGCCTCCGAAGACTTCCACCCCCCTCCCCGCCCGGACCCCGACCTATCTCCAGCAGTACAGCCGCGTGCTCAATGCGGCCTATCGATACGAGCGTATCCAACGGGAGGTCCAGGACGAGCAGGCCCGGGTGCAGTACCTTGACTCGCTCATTGGGCAAGAGCGGCAGACCCTCGCCGGGTTGCAGCAGGTTTTCCGGGCCGAGCCCTTGTCTCTTGAGGTGGCGCAAGGGCTCCTGCGGGACATGTCCGCGGCGGACACAGCCCGTGCCCTGGCAGAGGCCCGTGGTGCTGCGGCCTACAAGGCCGGGACGACCGTATCGAAGGGGGAGGCAAGCGAGCTTCGCAGCGCCTACGCACAGAGCGCGGAGCTTGGTTACTCGACCACCGAGGCACTCCTGGCGGGGGCCTCGCCCGAGAAGCAAGCCGCCATTCTGAAGGCCCTGCCTTCCTCCGTACCCGCGCAAGACCGAGCGGCCCTTAGCAAGTACGCAGCATCCGTGGCCTCCAAGAAGCCCTTGGGCACGGGAGGAGGTGGCGCTGCCGCTGCCGAGCAGGCCAAGGCCGTAAGCAGCGCCCTTGAAGCCGCCTACTTCGCGGGGCCGACCGGCATCCGTGGTGGATACCAGGGCCTCGCCGTCGTCGAGCGCCGCAAGCTGACGGCCGCCCAGCTTGAAGAAGGTGGAGACAAGAAGGCGGCCGAAGCGCTCCGCAAGAGCGGCTATGCCACGCAGCAAGACGCGCTGGATGCGGCTCTTGAGAGCGTGCGGGGCAGCGGCGACCCTCAAGCTATTCCTGACCAGTACGCTCGGGACATCTACCTTGAGGCCCGCAATACGCAGGCATATACCAACGCTGAACGGGCAGACTTCGAGCAGGAGGTCTTGGACTCCCGGAAGCGCATCGCCAAGCTTGAGGGGGAGCGCGCGTCCATTGCCGGGGCGTACAAGGACCCGGCACAGGAAGCCATCAAGCGTGAGCTGACGGCCCGGGGCTACAAGTTCGCGGGCGTGGGCTCGGTCGATGAGTGGCAGAACCGCTACTTGCCCTATCAGAACACCCCCTACTACGATGTGCTCCTCAAGGCCGACCGGCTCGTGGACTCGGCCAAGCAAAACGCGAAGCCCCTCTCGCCGACCTCCAAGGCGCAGAACATGGTTGCTACGCTGACCATGCAGTACGAGCGCACGGGCACCAAGTTCGACTTGGACACCCTGCGCAAGCAGCTCTCCAAGGCGCAGGACCTTAGCCCGGCCGACATCGACGACGCCCTGAGCTTCATTGTGGCCTACCGCGAACTCGGCGGAGATGCGCAGGACCCGAAGCAGTTGGAGTTCCTCAAGCAACAAGAAGAGTCCGAGAAGAGAAACGCCGAGGCATACCGTGCTGAACGGGAGCAGAAGGCGCTTCTCAAGCAGCGCGAGATTGATGCCGCACGGGAGGACGCCCGCCTCATCGAGGAGAAGCTCAAGAGGACCCCCGCAGAGGTCCGGGCCGAGCACGCCCGGGACGAGGCCCCCGGCAAGTACTACGCCCGTCTCCGCGCCCTCGGCGTTGACGCCGAAGACGCTCGCTCCCTCGCCGTGAAGCAGGTCCCCCCGCCCCCCGCCCCCCGGGCGGCTCCTGTGGCG